AGTCTCAACATGATGGCATATCTTACGTAGATTTAGACGTTTTAGGCATATGTCCAGCATGTGCTAAAATCCTCTTTATTGCTGATACTATCTACAATATTGACGGTAAATATCGAGGTAAATCTAGGTGGCTTAGATCACCATATCAGCAGATAGCTAGTAGCCTGGAAGTACCATATTTTGAAATCTTTTATACTGTCGATGAGAATACAGAAAACAGAGAATTAACCGAATTTGCCATCAGAAGGTTATATCCAACACCAAAGGATATTCAGATCTTATCCACTGATCAGATGCTTAAATACTTGGAGTACAAAGCCATCGTAGAACATGGACCTGATTGTGCATCCAAAGATTACTTAAAAAAACGTGTTAGTGAAAATAAATCAAGACATCCATTCGCTAGGAAATATATGTATGAGCAAATTTTATCTTAGTGATCCATTAGTTCTAACTGAGAACGCCATAGAACCATTGGATTTTAGGATCTACGAATATTGTAGCAAGAACTACGATGTTAAGAAATTTAAAGCTTTTATAAGATTAGTAAACATAGCTGGTTGTTTTCAGATCTCATTAGAGCAAGTCCAAGCAGCATTACAACGATTAACTAAGATTAGAGTTAATAATTTGCCGCTAATTAAAATATCAGACAACGGTAAATATCTTACATTCGATATGCCAAGACATACAGAATTTGTGAAATCATTAGGCTTTCAAAGATTTAATTCAAGTAGAGCCTGGAAGTTATTAAAAGAGCATACAGCTCAAGAAATAAAAACAGATTATCTTTATAAGGATCTCGATCAATACGAGTTATTCGATAAGCTTTGTAGTTTGCCGAAGGAGCAGCTGCTTAGTATTTCTGAAGATAAACTTATGTACAGATGGGTATTAAAAAATGTCAAGAAGCATAGAAACTATAGTTAACGAACAATTAAAGATTGAAAAACATATTGTTGACATCTTGGATGATGCTGCATTTGCTGAGAGATTTCTTGCTAAACCTAATAACAATAGATGTCCAAGTATGTATCAATTACTTGAAACACATTACGATAAGAACGACTGGGGTTATCATTTAAGACCAAAGCTATCTTTACGTGCAACACCAAGACAAATGACCAGGTATGACTTAGCAATAGATATTATTTGTGAAATAGATTTAGATATATCAGATGATCCTAGAGTAGATCGTAAACTATTGTGGATGCGTGCTAATCGTTTTAAATGGACCAAGCTTGGAAAGTTTTTTGGTTTACATCGTACAACAGTTAAAAAAAGATATGAGAGTGTCTTAGATAAATTATCTAATAAGTTAAAAAAAAGCTTTGACAACTTCGACAAAATCTTTACTAAATAAATATATCCTTACAAATAAATCTTTTCACATCGTATAGGAAAAAATAATAATAGACGGATAAGAAATGAGCAGTATAATTAAACTGTAGTGATGAAAACAGTTTGTTAAAGATTAATTTTTTTTTACTCTTTTTTTTATTCCAACAGATTAAGCCAACGAATGAAATTAAAACCTGATCGTTGCGAAAGCAATACAAGATCAAGCAACTACACAGTCCGTTGCAAAGCCAAAGGATTTTATTGCAGAAGTTCTAAAAAATTTAGATGTAAAAATCACGGTGGATTAAGTACAGGTCCACGAACTAAGCAAGGTAAATTAAAAGTTCTCAAAAATTTAAAACAGTTTAAAGATGTCTCAGAAATTACAACTGACAGACCAAGTGTCAGAAAATATTTGTCAAAAACTAATGCAAGGAAAACCTTTAACTCAGATATGCAGAGAGAAGGAATTGCCAAGCATAAGCGTAGTTTACAAATGGATTAGCCAACACCAAGAGTTTGCCAACAAGATAGTTCAAGCAAGAAAGATAGGATGTCAGACTTATCTTGATGAAATGATTACAGAGCTTGAGAATGCAGACAATAAAAATATTATGGTCGTGCGTGAGAAGCTACATCATTACCGTTGGTTAGCCTCTAAACTATTGCCAATCTACGGTGATAAGCAACAGATTGTACAAGACACTAAAGTAGAGATTACCTGGCAACAACCGCAAGAGAAAGTGATTGAAGCAGAAAGTGATTAAACACCGTTGGTAGTTGCGGACAAAGAACGTCTCGCACACGTCATGGAGTTTGGAATTATTCTAAAGTAGAGTAGATCTACAAAGTTTTGCACCAAGCATGCACCAGTTTGTTTTATTTATATTGATTTACTTAGCTAGAGTGACTGCCTGACATGCAATAGTCAAAAAGGTACAGCAAAAAAAAACATTTTTACGCAAGGTACCATACCCCAAATTTATGGCGCCACCTCTATTACGATAATACACCGATGAGCAACACACGCAAAAAGAAACAATTAGAAATACCTAACAAGTTTAAGAACGTATCAGGCTTTACAGTTACAACATTTAATAATGAGCTGATGATGGTCTTTAATGGATTTGAGGATCAAGACGATTTGCCTGAGTTTGCTGATTTCGTATTTCAAAAAATAAATATGAAATACTGGGATAAAGATAAAATTCCTACAGTACACTAATGAAAATAACCATACCGTATTCGCCAAGAGAGCAACAAGCTTATATACATGGCAAGCTAGATAAACATAGATTTTCAGTTTTGTGCTGCCACAGGAGGTTTGGCAAAACGGTAATGTTAATCAATCATTTAATTAAATGTGCGATGACAAACAAAAATCATAATCCACGATTTGCTTATCTTGCTCCAACTTATTCGCAAGCCAAAAAAATCGCTTTCGATTACTTAAAACATTACACCAGCAAAATACCTGGTACGAAGTATAACGAAACAGAGTTACGTTGTGATTTTATGAATGGCGCCAGGATCATGCTGTTGTCAGCAGAAAATCCTGATAGCTTAAGAGGAATTTATTTAGATGGTTGCGTAATTGACGAGACTGCTCAAGTGAACGCAGCTGTCGTTGATGAAGTAATTAGACCAGCACTCTCTGACCGTAAAGGATGGTTATCGATGTGCGGAACGCCAAAAGGAATGAATAATCTTTTTTATGATTATTACCTTAAGGCTCAACAAAATGATGACTGGTTCTTATATGTAGCCAAATCATCAGACACAAAAATTATAGACCAGGAAGAGCTAGATGCGGCGCTTCAAGTAATGGGTCAAGCTAAGTACAATCAAGAATTTGAATGCAGCTTTATAGGAAATATCACAGGATCTATTTATGGGGATTTACTAAATAAATTAGAGAATGAACGAAGAATTACTAGAGTGCCTTATGATCCGTCTCATCCTGTTAATACCGCTTGGGATGTTGGTTATAATGATAGTACCGCTATTATTTTTTTCCAAGTTATTGGACATAGTCTTAACATTATTGACTTTGCTGAGGACCATAATAAAGCGTTTCCTTACTATGCTCAACTACTCAAGGAAAAAGATTATGTCTATTTAAATCATTATGGACCACACGATCTTGAGCAAACCGATTTCGCTACTGGTAGAACTAAAAGAGAAGTTGCTTACCAACTAGGATTAAAATTTAAAATAGCTAAGAAGCTTTCAGTCGAAGATGGCATCCACGCAGTTAAAATGCTGCTACCAAGATGTCAGATCGATGTAGATAATTGTCAAAAATTAATAAACGCTCTTAGACATTATCATCGTAAATATAATGATAAGTCTCGAGTGTACGCAACTAAACCTGTACACGATTGGTCTAGCCATCCTTGCGATAGCTTTAGAACATTAGCAGTAGGTTTAGAAAAAGAAAAAATAACAACCGTTACAAATATGCAAAAGGAATATAAATATGAGTTCAATCTTTAAACCTGACATACCAGCTCCACCTCAAATGGTAATGCCATCAGTGGCAGATGTACCAAGCGCAGAAGATAGCGCAAGAGCTGCGCAAGAAGCAGAAGAAATGAGAAAAAGAAATAGAAACAGAAAAGGTCGTAGATCTACAATCTTAACTGATACTGATATTGGCGAAGTCGCTGATAACAACATTAAAAAGAAAACTTTACTAGGCGGATAATGGGAACTACTGGAACAATGCAACGTAGGCTTAAAAGACCTGATCCTAGTTATGTTAGTGGAGTTAGTCCTTTAGGTTTTGGACCAACATATGAAAAAGATGCTGTTGCTGAATTAACAGATGCTAGAAGAATTTTTGTTGAAAAAACAGGCGGCAAATTAAGAAATGTAAAGACTGCAACAAAATACCAAAAACTTAGCGAAGCAGAAAAAAAAAGATACAAAAAAT